TGCCGCTCGCGAAGGGCGGCCGACATGCCTACGACAACGTACAAATTGCGCACGCGCTGTGTAATCTGTTGAAGGGCGCCCGTCATGAAGCCCACCATTCAATCGCCGCCGACCAAATGCACGGCTTCCTGTAAGGCCGCATTCATCCGCCGTTCATGATTGCCACGTTCCAACCGCGCGGGCGCAAAGAAGAAATCCCGTTTCGTCATGTAACGCGTGCCGTATTCGAGTTGCCAGGGCAGAAACGGCGCGGCGGGATCCTGCACGATGACGACCCAGCCGGTGTTGTTCCGCATCGGCTGCACACTGATCAGTTGTTCGAGTGGCGGTCGCGCCTGCTGCGCTCGCGTCAGGCGTCCATGCCGACGCGGCACGCGGCGCCGCGCTTCATCCGCAATCAACTGTGCGGTGTCATGGGCGGCAAGGTTCGTGGCGATGCGTACCGCCTGACTCAAATTGTCGAAGGCGGTCAGCAACGCCTCGGCGTGCCATTCGAACGTCACCGCATCACTCATCGCCCGCTCGCTCCTCCGCGATCAACTCGAATTCGATCGTCTTCACCCGATCGATCCAAATCGAGTCTGGGAGACTCTTCGCATCGGGCGCGTGGTCATAGAGTGCTTTTGCGTGCGCATAGGCTCGCGCGGCGAGAATGTCTTCGAGAAACCCGAGCGGCGCGTTCAGCCATTCGCGGTACGCCTCCGACGGCAGACAGTGAAACTCCTCGCAGAGGCGGCTGAGAAAATAACTGAGCGGCTGCGGCGCCCGTCCCTCAAGCGCCAGGTGCAGCAGCCGCCAGCTCTTTTTCGGCCACCTCCCGCTCGGCGGCTGTTCGAAACCGATCCGGTTTGGTCAGCCGCATGATCTCGACGGCGAGAAATTCCAGCGTCTCGTCATCCAGATCCTCGATCGCCTCCGGCAGTTTCCGATCGGGATAATCCCATTTCACGACACCGGCTTGGACGATGGTCGTCCGATCGAAGCCGTTCAAGGGATCCTCGAGGAGGCGGGCCGCGTCCTCGTTGGTGCTCAGCCCTTTCGTCAACGCCGCCTGAAAGCGCCGCGACCACCCGCGGGCGGACTGCCCGGCGACGAGCGCGGCGAGATGCGTCGCCTGCGCCCGTTCGAATTCCCGCCCGGTCAACCGGCGAATCGTGACCACGTGCGGCGGATCCGTGAGCAATGCCACATCCGTCTGATGAGTCGACGCGAAGGGGGATCCGCGCCCTACGCCCATGTCACCGTGCCGCTCGGCATATAGGTCGCCTGGAATTCCGTCAGCGCGCCCACCTTGCCAATGACCGCGTAATCGGTGACGTACCCTTCACAGCTGAAACTTTTGCTGTTGCCGACGACGACGGTCAGCGTCCGGGTCGAGGCCTGCGGCGAGGAGTCGGGCTGGAAGACGGCATGGGGCCCCGTGCTCGCCGTATCTTCGAAAAAGCCGGTGAACTGAATCGGTTCGCCCCGCTGCACGCCCGTCATCAGGATCTTGTCCCAACTGTCGCCGTAGGCGGTCGACGGCTGCGTGTGTGAGGTGATCTTGAGCGCGCCCATCGTCAGGATGTAACTGGTGAGCGTGCGCGCGGACCCACCGCTATCATCAAGAGTGATGGTGACCTCAGAGCTCGAATGACGACCAGCTGCCATGATGCGTCCCTTCTATGCGAGGAATCGCGCGCCTGTGTGCATAACGCGATTAGTTTCTGGCGAAGCCCACCAACACGCTGATCGATCCGCTGCCCGTGAAGGTGCCAACGTACGATAAAAATCGCGGCACCGTACCCGCTACCGTGACCCGTTGGGCCGTCTGCGCGGCGGTGACATTCGAAAAACTCAGGAGGTCGGTGTAGGTCACATCGTCGGTCGAGCCTTGAATCTTGCCGACAAAGCCGGTGATCCCGCTGAGCGCACTGACCAGTTGATAGCCCGCGCCGCCGTTCGCGGACGTGACCTGCACCAACTGGCCGCCGGTGCCCCCCACCGTCACATCGGCGGTGATCGTGAACGTCGTCGTGCCGGTGACCGTGACGGCAAAGCCCCGGTTATTCAAGGACGGGGTGGCCGTCGATCCCGTGTGCCCGGTGATGACAATGGTGTTGCCCGTCGTCAGGCCATGCGCGATCGCCGTCGTGATCGTCGTCGGATTGGCGACACTACTCGACGTGACGGGAATCGCCACCAACGACGGATCGGTGAGCATGTCGAGTTGCGCGCCGTCCGTTTTGGTATTCCAACTGGCGCTCTTGCTGGCATGCGCCGAGAGGATGCGTCCCTGATCGACCTTGCCGGAGACGGCATAGGTGACGGTGGCTTTCGTCAACTGGCCGTTGGTGGCGATGACGCTGTAATCCTGGTGATACGCCCCTTCGAGGCCGAGGAACAACTGCCCGATCGTGTTCCCGGTCGGCGCCACGCCCACGATGCGCACGGCCGCTTGGGCCGAACTCCCCGCACCCGTCTTGAAGGCGTCGTGGAAGCTGGCGGTGGTGTCATCGAAGAAGGCTTGCTCCTGCGCAAAGGTCGCCCGCTGGATCCCGGTGAGGACGGGCGCTTCCCAGCTGTCGCCGAGGCCGTGGCCCGGTTCGGTGAGCGTCTCGATTTTGTAGGTGAAGCCTTTCACCTTCGCCGCGAGTAACGAATACCCGTCGACGAGAAAGGCGGCGACGCTGGGGGAGCCGTACTTACTCATCGCGGGGTCTCAGCCGTCCGTTCGCCAAACTGATAGCCGCAGACGCCGCAGAGATCCAGCGGATAGCCGAACCCGCTCGACAGCACGCGCTTACTGGCCGGGGCACCGCAGCGCGGACAGACCAGCGACTCGCGGGCGCGCGCCGGCTTACCCTGCGGATCGAGAATCGGAGCGCGCTCCGCGTCGTCGCTCATGGCTCCTCGAAACTGACGGTCACTTCGATCTGCGGCGTGAACTTTTCGAGAATGCGGCGCAACGTCTGATCCTTCCGGGCGGCGGCGCGCAACTGTTCCATCTCGCGGAACGTCAGCTTGATGGGCCGTGCAGGACTGGAGACCGTGACCGGATAGAGCCACGGATAGTGATACCAGTTCGGCTCCGCGTGCCAATACATCACGGCGCTGCTCGTCATCGGTGATGACGCCGTGGTGGTCATCGTCTGCGCCACGTCCCCTATCCAATCAGCCTGCAACGCCATCAAGGCCGTGCTCATCTTCAGCTCTCCTCCACGATCAGCCGGAACCGGCCAACTAACTCCTGACATTTGACGCCATTAATTTCTTCATCGGGTAACGGCACCGTCTGCTCATACGCCACCAGCCACACGCTGTAGCCGCTGACCGTCAAGGTCGGCGCCCCGGATCCATCCACCGCCGCCACGAGTTCGATGGCCCGCGCGAGCGCGAGCTGCGCATTGCGAATCGTCCCGTACTGGCTTTGATAGGCATGGAGCCGCAGCTCGAGGCCCGGCATCGTGCCCGGCGATCCCGGCCACGGCCCGAACCCGCCGTACTGCGTATCTTCGAGGAGTTCGATCCACAGAAACGGATACGTCGGCGCTTCGGGGACGTCGGTCTGCACGCCGCCCGGCAGCAGCCCCGCTAAGGTGCTGTCCGCGACCAGCACGCCGTAGAGCGCATCGCCGACCGCCGTCAACGGGCTGACATAGGTGGTCATGCGATCTCGCCGACCTCGATCAGTTGAAAGGTCCGGCCGTCACCATCGGGCAGAATGCCGTGAATTTCGAGCGTATGCGTCGGCGCGGCGGGCGGCCACGACGGTTGCCAGAGCGCGCGCATCTGCGGCGTGAGGTCGACGCGGCTGCGAATCCGGAAGCGATAATCGAGCTGCGCCTGCAGCGCTTGCGCCTGGAGTCGTTCCCACGCCCGCAGTGGGAGGAGTTGCGCCGGGACGCCGTTCGGCGCGGTGCGCAGCGTCGTCCAGCCGATCTGCCGGCCGCCTTGCGCATCACTCCGATAGAGGGCCGTGATCGTGCCCGTCGCCGGCGTCGTCAGCGTGTTCGCCACGGAATAGGTGAAGGTGGTCGATCCGGTGACGGTGACTTTCCAGCGGCCGTTGTAGCCGTCCGGCGACGCCCCGGCGATCTGGATGTAATCGCCGGTCAGATAGCCGTGGCTATTCGTCGTGGTGGCCGTGGCGGTGACACTGGTGCGCGTGAGGGTACTGACCGCCACCGTGATCGGCGTGTTTTCCTGAATCACGAGCGTTTCCCGCAAGGCGCCAATCGGCATCAGAGGTACGCATCCCAGCGATGCAGCTGCCACGCGGCCGTCTGACTGTACGGCACCGGTGTCGTGGGCTGGCCATAGGGATCCAGCCACTCGATCCGATCATCCCAACACGCGGCGGCGGCCTGCCGCGCCTCTTCGCCCAAGGCTTCAAAGCCGTCGCGGTTCATGTCCAGATAGCTGACATACATCCGAATGCCCTGCTTGATCCGTTCGGGCACGGCGGCGGCGGTCGTCCAGCCGATGACATAGGTGATCAGGATCCGTCCCGACAACCGCATGGATTGCAGCGGCGGCCATGACTGGCCCGGCGCCAACGCAATCCGTCCCGGCCGACTCACGGGGTCGACCGTATACACGCTACTGCTGAGCGTCGTGAGCGTCCCACTCGTCGCGTAATACTGCACGACCGGCGCGGTCGACGGGCTGGCTTGCGCATCGTTTTGCAACGGGGCCGCCCGCGGCAGATAGATGACCGGCGTCCAGGTGTCGAGGACGAGCTGCCAGGTCTGCGTCAGGAGCCCCCGGTTGAGCGTCTGTTCGGCCGTCTCCCGCGCCGCCACCCGATAGCGCTGCACCAGCCCGTCATCGCCTTGCGCGATCCGCGCGTGCCGCTTCGCCTCATCCAGACTGATCGGCTCAATCGTTGGCGCCGTGACGAGCGTCCAGCTCGCCGTCACGGCTCACGCGCCTCCGGATGTGGCAGGACGGCCTGTTCGGGCGCGCGACGCTCGACCGCGACTTCGTCGCGGCTGACAGACGTGGGCTCAGATCCTGGATCCGCGTCCTCGTATGGATCCGACCACCCGAGTTCCTGGAAGGCGGCCACCACGAGCGGATCCCCATCGGTGATGAGAACCGTCTGTCCGTTGCGCACGGCCCGCTTCGCCGTCCGTCGGACGAATTGCTCGAGCACGGTCATGGGCAGTCTCACTGCGGCCAGACAGGCGAGGCCACCCCGAGCGGACTCGCCTGTAAGTTGTTGAAAACAAAGAC